TGATGTCATCCTTTATCCTCGCTATCACTTGAGCATTGTATTTTTTGGGAAGATTTTTATCAGAGGTGCCGTCAATAGTCACCTCATAATTAACATATTTTAGTGGGTCATCAGAGGTTATGGCAAGGTACAAAGATATTTCTTCTTTGATGTTCTCAATAATTTCTTGATGATTGTCCCCACCTACAGAGAACTTATATGTAACCGTTTTCAAGTTACAAGCGCTTTTCTAGTTGGTCTGGTCTCAAATGAACTCCGTCTAGAAGAGGAGTTTTATTATCATCGCTTTTGAGAATAATATCTCCATAGCGAATCCCCACGACGCGACCTGTTCTCCCATTAAAGTCTTTACCACTCTTGTCATCAAAAGCATCAGACTTTATTCGCACATAATCTGCTAAAACAATAGACCCAGGAGTGACTTGAACCCAGGTGGCTCCCTTTTCTTCCTTTACAAGGGCGTGACCTAATGACAACTTAGCAAAGATAGCAATAATATCTTTAGAGTAGTCAACTTTGTGCTCCTTGTTCTTTTCTTTTATATCCTCCCAAGACTTGAGAAGGGTTAGAACAGAGTCACCAACAACTCTTCTGGTCTTGTTTTTTGTCAGTTGCTCTTTTACCCAGGCAATATCTACATCAGCCATTTTTTATTCCTTTCCTAGTTAGTTTGTTTACTACTTTTGTAACAGTATGTTTCCTATATTTTCTTTTACACTCTCCCACGAGGGTATATTTTGAATATAAGATTCCTTTTGCTTTTTAGACAGTTCAACTCTTTCTATAGGGCTCATCTCCTCTATAGCGTGCGGCAGTGTCGACCACTCTGGGCCCATACTTGTAGTCAATCTCCAGTCAGTAACTGCAGGAACCCCCACATACAGCGCCTGTGACAGGGTTGGGAACCACCAAGGGTTTCCAGATTTATAGACTGAAACTAGTGCGCCCATAGAACTATTTAATCTAGTTAATATGTCTTTGTTACCTTCCCATTTAGTCGCTCTGTAGTTGACCTGAGGGTTAGATAGAGAGACAGATACCTTGCGATACCAATCAGTTTTAGGGTTGTCGATACACCAATAACTTCCATCAGCATAGTTTTGAATCGAGTTATTAATCTCTAAAAGAGCAGCGTCTGGTGAGATTAAAAATAATTTTGTTCTATCTACATTAGGTATGTACTTAGTGACTATTTCTTCCTTAGACCAAGGGTAGGAGGGAATAATTGTTTTAGGCCAAGCGTTTCCATAAAGTTTTTTAGCACCTTCTATGACGTTTTCATAGTTCTTAGGTTCTTGAGCCAACTTATACTCTCTTTTTTTAGAGTGAAAACTTCCAAAGAAGGAGTCAGGTTTTCTGTATATATCTCCCAAACTAAAATAAAGTTTGTGGGGGTCAATAGTATCCATAAACAGAGATAGAGTTCCTAAATCACTAGCGTGATTAATTACAGACAAAGCCCCATACACCCTGTGGGATGCAATACCTGTTGGCTTAGAGATGCCCACCAAAATAGAGTCATACTGAGACAAATAATCTTTATTCATAGTTACTGAAGGGTCTTGCCAAGTAACATCAAAACCTAATTCAGTCAGAGCAATATTAATAATTCCAGCAAATGAAGGATTCTTTTCGTTTGTATTTTTGGACGCATGAGACGCGGTGCACCCTGTAATCAATACCTTCATAGAAACCTCTTATATCTAAGATGATTACTAGATGTTGTTGTACATTCCCCTGAACAACAACAACATCTAGTAAACTCTATCTTTGTTTAGAAAGGAGCAGCAGGAGCTGCAGATGGTGCTGGTGCAGGAGCAGGTGCTGGTGCAGGAGCAGGTGCGGCAGCAGTTACTGGTGCTCCAGTAGCAGGTGCAGTGTTTGGGTAGTAGTTCTTAATTTCATTCTTCTTAGAACCATTCCAAGTACGTGTTCCAACCTGAGCACGAAAACGCTTACCATTAATTACTTGCTCAATTTGAGCATTGGTTGGCGCTGGTTGCTGTAGGAAGTAATCACGAGGAACACCAAGAGCATGCATCTTCTTGAAAAAGATACCAAGAGCAGCAGGACTATCTGGAGAAACAACTAAGTTATCCCAAACAAGACGCTTGTTATGAGCGCCACCCTCAACCTGTGCTTTTACAGAGAACATTGTTTTGCCACTCTGTGTCATTTTGTGTGTGGCTTCTACAACTACAACATCGTAATCGCCATCTGGAAGCGGATCATAGTTTCCTGATTCGCCTGCTTCTTTGATGAGGTCACCCCAGTTTAGAGTACTCATGTGTTATACCTCTTTCTTTTCTTTAGTGGTTTTTTCTTCAGCAGTTTGCTTAACTCCAAAAATAGTATTAAGCATTACTTCAATTGATAACTTATCTTGCTCGACGATAGAACCTAGACGACCTTGTACTCGCTCGCCAGCCTCATATTCGTTTGTTCTTTCCACATACATACGCCTTACTTTGTAAGGTGCTTGCAGTGGGTCTGGGTTTGGCATTTGCTCTACTGTCAACGCACCAAGAATGTCGTAAAAATATGGTGCCTGAATTGCTAGTTGACCTTGTAGATATGGGCGGTGTCTTGCATCTTGACTTGTTCTTGACATAGCAGTCAATACAACTGCCTCAAGAGGATTTGTAGCATGCATAGTTAAATCGCGAAGGTCACGAAGAAGACCACCCATGTGGCGAAGTAGTTCTCCCCATTGTTGCATCTTCATTTGTTCTGTGCCAGCGATACTATCCATACACTTCACTTGTAGTTCAGAGATTGAGTCAATAATCAAACTCTTGAAGTGATGCTTTCCAAGTTGTAACCACTGATAGACCTTAATAACAGTGTCGTAGTCACGAACAGTAACTACAACAGTGTCCCAAGTGCCATCAGCGATTGGTGGTTCCTCGCGAAGAGGATCCCAATACTTAACAACGATAGGTAGGAATCGGTGCCCACCCTCGACGTCAAGCATGAGTCGTGGGTATGGAGCAGTTACAGCAAAGGTAGATTTACCTACCTTACTTTCACCATACACCATAACCGTAAGAGAGCGTTGGATATCACTCATACGTCACTCGCCTCCTTTAGTTTGTGTTTCGTAGTATGCATAAGGATCAGTCTCCTCATACATTTCACTAAGTGCTTGTTCAGCGGCGCTTCCGTCGTCAAACATTGGGCAGATAGCAAAAAATTGGCATTTCCATTTACAGTCACGACTTGCTTTCGGGTAAGCATTAAATGCATGACTCTCACCAGAATCTAAAGCCTGTCTTACTCTCATTAAGTCTGTGATTGTTCCGTGAATTCTATTCCAAAAAGAACGCATAGTAAAGATGTTATGACGAATTTCTATTTGGTCATAGAAGGGAGGTTTAGCGGCCGCAGTTCGGCGAACCTTTTTAAGAAGAGTAAAGATTCCGCCTTCGCTTCTTTCTGCTTCATCTCTTTTAGTAGACTCTAAAAGCATGTATGTCATAACCTGCTCATTCATGTGAGCCATATTTGAAAACTCAGATAGGGAGCCTCCTACAGTTTTAAAGTCTCTAAACATTCTTACGCCATTAGCCTTACGACGAACGCGCATATCAAGTTTTCCTTGAAGTTCTACTTCGCCATTAAACAAGGGTGCAATAATTGTTTCTTCGGTAGATATCATCTCTAGTTCGGCGTCAATTCCGTTTTCTTCTACCCACTGCTCATAACCCTCGAGCATGATTCGACCTAACTCGCCTTCTGTTTCAAGGTTAGATACGTCTCTAAAATCTTGCAGTAAAAGTTGTTTGTCTTGTTCAATTAGTTCAGCGTGTGCAGTGAGCAGAGGAACACCCTGAGCGTAGTGAGCATCTAAAGCGGCGTGAATTCTACTTCCCATAGCAAGTGGGCCAGTCATGTCTTGGTTTTTAGGCTTTAGTCTACGATAGTAAGTCAGCCACCATCTACGCCGACAATCTTTAAACGTCTGTAGTTCAGAGTTAGATAGTCTTACAACTCCACTCATAGGTTTCCTGTCTTATCATCTTGTAGTAGTTTTAGAAGTTGGTCTTTGTCTTTAACAATTTGTTCAAAGTTATCAGCTTTAGTTTCTAAAACTTGGATAACTCTTTCCTCTATAGTTCCTTCCGTAACATAGTCGGTAATTACTATAGAGTCATGTATTTCGCTTCCGATTCTATGTACGCGGTCTAGTACCTGCTTGTAGTCAACTAAAGACCAAGGTCTTTGAAGCATTATCAGGCGACGAGCAGCGGTAAGTGTGATTCCAACCCCTCCCGCCTGTGCTGTGAACAGAATCCATTTTATGGCTCCAGATTGGAAATCGTCAATAGCCTTTTGACGTTCATCTTCATCTTGGTCCCCTGTGATTAATCCATGTGGAATTTTTTTCTTTGTCAACTCTGCGCTGAGCAGATTAATAAGTTGTTTAGAGACGGCACTTACCGCTACAGAGTCATCTCCAAAGTCCCCGTTTTCAATGTCATCCATCAAAGCATCAATTTTGCAAGAAGGAGAATCTAATACTGCCTTAGGCTCACCAGTTGCTTCATTAACAACAATCGTTGCATAAGAACTAGCAAACTGAAGAAGTCTTATCGTCTGAGTTAGAACGCTAGGTGCTGCAAGGGTGTCTCCAGACTCGAGTTCAGATATCATCAAATCTCTCATCTGTTGATACGCTTTTTTCTGTTTAGTTGACATCTCTACATCTCTGCGCTCTTTTAGAACTGGAGGTAGATTAGGTAGTACAACTTTTTTAAGCATGCGTCTCATATATGGATTGATGCTGCTATAAAACTCATCTTGCATCTGAGGCTTAACGCCTATGACCATCATTCCGCCAAAAGCGTTAAGCATTACATCAACCATTCGGTCAATCCATTTTGTCTTACTAGGCCAGTCCTTTGGAGAAATCCAATGAAGTATCGACCAAAGATCTACAACATTATTAGCAATAGGTGTTCCAGTCAGTGCAAAGCGAATCTCAGCGCTACCAGAGGCAGACCAAAGAGCACGAGACTGCTTTGATTTAGGGTCTTTACTTCTATGAATCTCATCTGCAACCACTGCTTTAAATTTAAAATTGTTTAACTCTCTTAAATGCACTTCACAGCGGTTCTCGCTAATTTTTTCATCTTGACCACCGCAAGCGCGACACCTTGTAAGAGATATAGAGCCGTAAGGGGAAAGTCTTGAGTGAGAGCGTAGGGACTCCCAGTTAATGATGAATACTTGTGCAGGTTCTTCAAACTGCTTTTTGCGTTGAAGAGCAGAGCCTTTGATAACTTGTTTACTCACATCTGGCCACCATGTAGCAAACTCTCTTGCCCAGTTACTTTTTAGGGTATTAGGGCAGACAATTAAAATAGGAAAAACATCTTCTCCTCTATCGTGTAACTCTTTTAGAGCTCTAATAGCCTGAGCAGTCTTACCTAAGCCAGGTTCATCGGCTAGGAGGGCTCTTTTAGCAGTTGCTAGAAAGGCAACCCCTGCTCTTTGATGGGGGAACAGCACCTCATCGCCTTCATAGGTCTCTAACTCTCTCAAAGCGTTAGCAGGAGCAATTCTTGTCTCTAATTGATTGGCGGCCCAAGCGCCTAAAGTAGGTTTTATCTCTAAATCACTACGAAACGTTGAGCGTAGGGCTAGGCAGGTTGTCCAGCTTAAGGGGACTCTCCAAACCTGCTCAGAAGCGCTCCAGGAGGCCCCTGGAAGGCTCTTACAGAGTTCTTTATAGCGCCAGTCAGCACTTATGAGGATGTGCTCCCCTTGAGCGTCTATATCTACAGATACTGCCACGCTGACTCCTTACCTATATATGGACTGAAATATTTTTTAGATTATTTTTTTCTGTCCATATCTATTTTAGCAGAACTACTGGCTTCCAACCGCTTTTAACCAACTTTAAAAGGGCGTGTCGTATGGCATCGTTTGCGTGCCCCTCCCCGCCTTTATGCCAAGTACCTAACTTCTTTAGGACCTCATTGGGGAACATAGTTTTAGCATCAACAGGGGACTGAAAAACAATTTTTTCAGGGTCATATTCCTTAACTCGACACATATGCTTTAAAACCCCTATCTGCTCAAGGCTAAAGGGCGCCTGTGAGTTTCTTACTGTCTGAGCAGTAATAACAAATCGTTCACAGACCACCACAACATTATCGTAGGACTGAGTAGAGGAAAAAGCAATAGACATAGCAGTCTCTACCCAAGAAGCAAATGTCTCTGGGTCAACCTCTGCTGACATTTTTACTACAGGAGTCTGCTCTGACAAGCCAGACCACTCAACTAAACAAACTCCAGTTGCCTTGCCAGGGTCTATAGACACTATGTATTTCATTTAATACTTTTCTCCCCAGTTTTCTAGTGGACCATCTATTCCAGCAGTTAGCGGAACATCCCAGCCTTCAGTGGTTGTCATACACTCCTGAACTATTTTCTTAAACTCTTCTGCCTGCTCTCTAGGTGCCTGTAAAACAATTTCATCGTGAACAGGGACAATAAGGTATTCGGTTAAATCTGCTTGGTCAAGTTTTATTAGATTACTTTTAAATATCTCAGCGGCACCGCCCTGAATCAAGTAATTAATCAGCGTGTAGACACGTCCTTCGTCGCAAGGGATTTTACGACCAGTCCAAGTGTAAACATAACCTTGACCTTCATCCCTCTCTCTGCGAACACCAAGATTTTCAATATCTTTTTGGAACTTAATCATTCCTGGATAACGCTTATCAAAAGCATCTGAGACAGTTTTCATCTGAGAC